TCTACGATACCTGGGCAGCCAACGACATGTACGATCCCTACATTGCGATTGGAGGACATCAACCCCTTGGGTTTGACGAATGGATGGCGCGCTATGGTCATTTCACGGTCATCGGATCGAAAATCCAAGCCGAATTCATTAACTCAGCGACAGCGCACATTACTCCAGGATTTGCGTTCATTGGCCTCACAGGGGGAGCTAATGAATACACAGGTGTATCAGTCGGCACCCTCCTTGAAAACCGATTCGTCAGTCATCCGACCGTGAGCGGTCTTGTACTTGGTGGCAGCAATCTTTCATCTACTCAAAGATTCACTAAGTACTTTTCAGCTAAGAAGTTTTTCAGACGTCAAAGGATTGTTGGAGATGCTTTGTATCGTGGCAGCACGAGTGCTAGTCCACCTGAGCTTGCTTACTGGCAAGTTCTATTTGGATCTATCAATGGAAATGATCCAGGTACTATCACTGTTAAGGTTACGATTGACTACATTGCAGTTTTGACTGAGCCGAACATTTTGAATACACAGTCTTAATAAAGTCTCTGACACACACCATTCTTGATGTAGCCTCATGGTGGATACTTTTTGTAGCCGAGCGAAGCGAGCCCCGGCCGACGCGAAGCGGCGGCGGCCTGTTGCGGCCGAAGGCCGCACACGTCCTATTTCTGATAAGGCCTGGGTGTAGTATTACCCCAGGCCACTTCTGTTCCTAACCTCTGTTCCATATAAAAAAGCCAGCGAGCGAAGCGAGCAGGCCCGCCGCAGGCGCCGCCGATTTTGTTGCTTATTATTATTCCAAATTTTGTTGCTGATTATTATAAGTCACGTGCTTCTGGAATCCCGCCAAAATGTCCAAAGCCCGCTCTTGGTGCTTCACTTTGAACAACTATGACGACGCTGCTGTGGAGATTCTTGCTCAATTGGAGTGCAAATACATTGTCTATGGCAAGGAGAAAGGAGACAGTGGTACTCCCCATCTGCAGGGCTACGTCGTCTTCCCCAACCCGATTGGATTCAACTCTGTCAAAGGCAAGCTTCCTTCTGGCTGTCACATTGAGAAGGCGCGCGGATCTCCCAAACAAGCTTCTGACTACTGCAAGAAAGATGGTGACTTTGTTGAGCGCGGTGATTGTCCTTCTCAAGGCAAGCGAACTGATTTGCAAGATGTGGTTGATGCTATCAACTCTGGAGAGCGCTCTGCGAAGAAACTACGCCAGGAGTTTCCTGCTACTCTGGCTAAGTACCCGTCCTTTGTACGTCAGCTACTCAATGATACTCGTCCTAAGCCTACTGCACCCGACATTCAGCTCTTCACTTGGCAGAAAGATCTCTTCGAGCTACTCTCTGGTCCACCACTCGATCGAAAGATTCATTGGTATGCTGATGGCGATGGCAATGCCGGCAAGTCTACGTTTGCTACTTATCTTGAAGCAAAGCTGGATGATGTTCAAGTTATGAAGCCGGCTAAGCTCGCGGACATGGCGTTTGCTCTTGAAGAGTCTACTAAGATACTGATCATGGATTGTCCGCGTTCCCGCGAAGATGTCTTCCCTTACTCATTCTTGGAAGATGTCAAGGATGGCCGAGTCTTCTCTACCAAGTACGAATCTACTACGAAGTATCTCGGCCCGACACACGTGGTGGTCTTCGCGAACTTCCTCCCGGAGTTTGGAAAGCTGTCAGCTGACCGCCCTATGATAGTGGAGTTGTCTCTCGCAACTGCCACGCAAGTGATTGAGGTTGATGATTATTAAAGATCTCTTCTCTCTCAATTAGCAGTCCTTCATGTCATGCCCTACAGACGGAGATTTCGCCGTTCCTCAGGAAGAGGCGCAAGACGTTCATCAACAAGACGAAGATATGTTCGACGACGCCCTACGTACCGTCGACGTCGATTCGCTCGTCGACTCCCACTTGGTGGCTACCCTACAAGCAGGACAGTCCGACTACGCTATGTCGACTTTGTCACACTTAATCCCGGTGCCGGAGGATGTGTCTACGATACCTGGGCAGCCAACGACATGTACGATCCCTACATTGCGATTGGAGGACATCAACCCCTTGGGTTTGACGAATGGATGGCGCGCTATGGTC